TTGGCACCATCCCATTTGTGTTATATTGGGGATAGTTTTAGATATTGGAGGGGCTCAATAAAGTATCATTTCAAGTTTTCTAAGACTAAGATGCATGGGGGAAGGGTTGTGGTGAACTTTACACCATTACCAAATTCGGCAGTTTCGGCTCCAGTCAGTAATACAGTTAATATTCCAACAAGCAATACTTCAGGCACAGATTTAACCGCCTATACGAAAGTGTTTGATTTGAAAGACGGTTCTGAGTTTACTTATGAGGTACCATTTATTTTTCAGTTTCCCTTTGCCCCCACTAACACATCTATTGGTGTGGTTACAATGCATATGGTTGCACCTCTCAACTCACCTACGAATGCTGCATCAACCATAGACATGATGGTTATGGCTTCAGCTTTGCCAGGTTTTGAATTTGCAGGGTTGCAGGGTAGTTTGATGGATGGTTTTTCTCCCCTTGTGGTACCCAATGTTTATCTCCAGACGGGAGGCGTTGACACACTGGATGATGCATCTATGGACACCATTGGAGAGAGGTTCACCAGTGTTAAGCAGATGGCTATGGTTCCTAATTTTCATATTGGGCCCGATAAGGCCAATGCGAATGTTTTTGCGTTTACGTTGCCGCAGTGGTTTCGAAAGAATGCGTTACCTACGGCCAACCCGATAGCAAATAACGCTCAGGCAGTTTGGTATGGTTCACATTGCGGTAGAGTTGCAGAGTTATTTGCGTTTGTCAACGGTTCCACTGAGATAGTTGCTTATCACGATGGGCCTGAGACGAATGCAGTCATGCACGTGGGGGCTGTCCCAGCAGATGGCGGGGCAACGGTTTCGGGTTTGGCATCATTATATGCAAAGCCTGCTGCGGCACTTATGCATACAGTCATTGAGTATTCGCAGAGTGCATTGCGCATTAATTTACCGGCATACTCTTTGGCAAAGCGCATACCTCTCTATCCTTTTAATACAGAATCGGGGACGGCGGAGAGCACTGACTTGTCTCTGTTTCAGGTGGCTAGTTCTTTGATTAGGCATTTGTACGTGTTTAGATTTCGTAACAACAGTGGTGTTGCGAGGAGGTTGGTTGTCACTAGGGCTGCAGGTGATGACGCAACTATGGGTCAGTATATAGGGCCCCCTATTGTCAACTTTTTCCAATCCACTGCCACTGTATCTCCTAACCCATCTGGTGTTATATAGCTCCTTGCTTAAGGAGGGTTCGCATAACCCGCACCGCTTTAGAGTGCTTAAAAGAGCTTGTAGTGCTTACGAGCAAACCTAGTTAGAAAAGAAGGCTAACAGGTCCCTGCTTGTGGGCGCTTACGCGTTGGTGGACGGTTGCAATTTTGCATAATTTCCGAACCTACGTCCTAGTTTAGCTAGGTTTAAAGGGCTTAGCCCACAAAAGTAGAGAGATCATCTACGGCCGCGATTTATCGCAGCATCACACAACCCTTTGGTATTGTGTGGACAACATTGGCCG